ATGGATAAGATCAAGAGCATTAACCCATGGAATTAACAATGTACCTCGATGGGCATCCTTCGACACACTCAAATCAGTAAGAGCTAATATACAACTACCGTCTAATCGTCTAGGTGACATTGGGCGGTATTTTGGTTTAAGTGAAAAGATTAAAACAGACCCTGATCTCTGGAAGAATATAGTTTTTGGGGACAGTAGTAGATTGCAGGAAATGATTGACTACTGTGAACAGGACGTTATACTACTAGAACAAGTATACCACAAGATCAAAGGAGTGGTTCCACTAAAAACACACGTTGGTGTAACAGGCATGAGAGAAAAATGGAGCTGTCCTGCATGTGGATCCGAGAATGTTGCAGTCAAATCCCACACCAACTGTACTAGCGCAACAGGAGTTAGAAAGCATCAGATGCACTGTAAAGAAAAAGAATGTGGAAGATACTACCATATCAGTGGTTTAGTATACACTAACTATTTGAAACAGACACGGTTACGAAAGAAGTAGTTTTTTCAGTACCTAATTAAGTACATTTACCTAGTAATTCTAATAAATCTAAAGTATCTTTAAATCATGGGAAAATCAGATTTACCAGCAAGCAAGGAGGAAACAAGAGGCATCATTGTCTACCCTCTCCCGGAAGAAGAATTCGAGTATAGCGCTTCTTTACGTGGTCCCCATATGGCATTACTTATCGCCAGCATAATCGAGTGGACCAAAGAACTAGATCGCAAAGAACTATATGGAAGTACCTCAGAAGAGATTCGTGAGAAGATCAAAGAACTCTGTGAAGAATACTATGTCACTGACATCATTCGTCGAATAGAGTTCACAGAAAAAGCGTAAATGTAGAAAGGAGGTATTCTATCTATCTAGCCGTCATCTGCTTAATGTGGGTGACGGTTTTTCCTGGAATCATAATTTAAACCTATAAATATGGACGTACAAACCAGAGTAGATCAACTACTTAAAGAAAATGCATTAATCTGGGCTAACCTGGGAACAGGTACAGCACATGATCTAAAAACCGATGAAGCTGCAAACAAGAAATGGCAAGAGATTCTTGCTGAAATCAAAACGTTGGATAAAACAACGTACGAAATGGTCAGTGGCCAGACACTGGATGATGAAGACATGGCCGAAGATACTGGATTTCTTAATATGGATAGGCTAGCAAAAGCTGAATCCAAACTAGAGTCCGGAGAAATAGTATGTAACATGGAAGACCCTGAGTCTTGCGAAAACTGTGGATCATGAGAATATCAATAGCACTGAACGATTTAAGTAGCTGGACCTTGGGCCTATCAAGATCAAAATTTACAGCAGTAGGACAAGAGACAGAAGATGTCCTGGAAGGGGACAGTATAGAAATAGGGTTCATCTTTTTCTCAATAATGTTTGATTGGAACTTGACTATCCAATAAAAAAGCCGTAGCTTAGCGCTACGTTAGTAAACTATCGTGGCTATCAATTTAATTCTTAAGGCAATCTCTTTTTTCTTTGCCTACTTTCTTTTTAGTTGATAAGCTTTGTTTTTTTACTTTGTGTCGTTTTGTTTTGATTTTGACCCCCCGCCTTAATTGGTAGGGGGTTTTTTGTGCCCCCCTCTCTTCTGGATAAAAAACTCATGTGGAAGAGGAGACTGGGACTCCCTATAACTGACCCCTACCAAATCTTGAGCTGAGGCTCGTACCTCCCCTCTTCTCAAGGGAGAAATTCATTTCATTTCATTTCTAAACAAAATTATCAACCAATGATTGACAATTTATTTTTAGGAGATTACTCTCAAGGAGAGCCAATCTTCGACGACGTTCTCACTTTCGACGAAGTAGTAGAGTTCTTTCAGTTACACTCAGGAACTGAGGTAACGAACGTCTCTCCTGTCCTTCCTTACAAAGGTAAGGACAAGGAGACAGACCTACCTGCAACTTACCGTTGGGTACGCTTCCTGATGTCCGACGGTAAAACCATCGGCATCCATTGCGGACCTACGGCCGATGCCCTCTTAGAAGAACGCGAAGGCGCTAAAAAGCTATCCTTCGGTGTCTCCTATACGGGCAGAGGCAAAGCCAAGAAAGTTGACAAACTTTTCGGCTTTGTGGCTACCACTCAGCAAGCTGATTGGATGGAACTGTAACCCAGTTCCACCCCTTTTGGGGGTTTCACTATCATTTAATAAATACATCTGATAGTACATACATGGTTATTTCCTCTCACCATTGAAGAAGAGGAACCCACCCTTAAATCTATTTCTCATGTACGGAGAACAGATTATCATAAACGGTGACATCTTCATGGAAGATGACCAAGGCTATTGGATCCAAGTAGGATAAGCCTTACGAGTACAGGTTAAGAGAGATCACCTTTAAGTATCTCTCATCTTTTCTTATTTACTGTAAAATGAAGCATTTAAATTTCATTACAGAAACGCATGAAGGTACTTCTAAATTCACTCCTAATTGGAATGCAGTTGCAATTTCAACTAAACACAATGGGATTAAGAGATACGAAGATGCTACTTTTGAATTACATCCTGTAAAAGCATTTATGTTTGAAGACGTAGATACTCGTGAGCATTTCATTAAGAACTTCAATAAGATTGAATTTCGTTATGATGAAATCTTACCGGACGACACAGTTTATTATGTTGTCCATGACTTGACTTCACTTAAGGCTAGTCCTAAAGTGAACTATGCTGACAGGTTAGTTAGTAGATCTTACTAACTTTTACAGGTGTAGGGAGGAGACCTTTAATTTCCTCCCATTTATGTTACAGGCCATTCGTATCTAGCCTTAAATAGATATGGTTAATTCTTCAAATCTAAACTAAAATGAAGAACTTATTAGTAGTACTAGCAATAGCCCTTGTTGGCTTAACATCTTGTAGTGATTATTCAGGTAATCGTATGCCTTCAGCTGACAAGGAAGCAGTAAAGGAAACATTATGCAATCATGCGTATGTAGTCGTGGAAGCAAAGTTTGGACAGATTGAAACTGTTGAAATTGAACGTCATTACTTTGACTTGTTTAATGTTGGTGACTCTGTTGGGGTAGAGACTCTATACTCAGCAGACAACGGTCAATCAACTGTTCGTCTTACTCTTGATCCTGATGACTATTTTGATGGTGACTCTCTTGGTTACTATGAAGTACAGCCTGCAGTAATTCTTAAGAAGTTTAAATCAACTAAAGAGCTATGAAGGTAGAGTTAGATAATCTTTTGTTGTTAGAACTGTTTCGATGGGCACGTCCTATTCATTCAGTTCTTCCTCTGTCTTGGGAGATCCAAGAAGAGATAGGGTCTGAAGCTGCGGGTGATTTCATTTACTCGCATCATACTAAGTGGAATTAATACATCGTCAACCGGGCTAACGGTACAGAGAGGGTAATCAGTCCTCTTACTTCTAATCTTTTTAATATAAATCAGGTTAGTAGTGAAATTTGTCTAAGGTAATGAGGGACCACCTATTAAGTGTCCCTCTTTTCTTTTAATCTTACTTGACATGTACAAAGTAATGATATCGTTTAATCCTGACTTCCAGGAGACTTATTGTTTTATGATTGCAAAGGATGGCGGTCGTAATATGGAAGAACTATCATGTTCTGTAGCTCAGAGATGGGGACATACATCTTATGCTCTTGAAGGAGGTAAACAATCTTTCTTGAATATGTTTGGGAAGGAGATAGGTAACTATTCTTTCAGTGACATTGAGTATGCTTACGTAGAAGGTAAGCTGGTAAACTGTTACGTGTATGTTACATTCGAAAAGCTTCCTGAAAGCTTAGAATATTACTATGATTATGACAGCTATGAGAAGAGTCTACATGAGTCTGCTTGGGATGAAGACTACATAGACAAACAAGCTCTTCAAATGTTTGAAGAAACAGAGCTTGCTAAAGAAGCTGCAGAAGCAGCTTGGGAAGAAGAAGTTCTTCAAGAGTTCATAGAATCAGAGATTGAAAAGGAAGCTGCAGAAGATGAAGACTATCAACAGGCTGCTGATGATATGTCTTTAGATGATTTTATGGATGCTATGGAAGTACCCGAAGAAGATCGTGAGTTTATTAAATCCTTATCGAAAGGCAAGGATTAAACTATAAGGTGATGCCCTCTACCTGCAAGTGAGGGCACTTAATTCTCTAAATTTAATTTAATGAGAACATATTTTATCGGTGCTATTTCAGTAGCATGGTCATTAACTTTTATCCTGGTAAGTGTATACAAGCTATATGATGTGGGCTATACTCCTCTTAGTATGGCAGGAATTGCTCTTAATGTAGCTGTTGTAATCTTATGGCTGTCTTTACTTAGGAGGTATTACGTACGTACCTATGGTATGGAGAAATTGCATAGAGGTCAAGCATCTTTGTATCCTTCTATAGTTGTTGACTATGAGAAGAATGTACGTCTGTGCTATATGATCATAGTGTTCAATAGAATTTACATAATCAATTATAAGAAACGCATATGAAAAGTTTATTGCTATTCGGATTGGTGGTGGTGATTATTGTTTCACTATCATCTTGTCATTACCCTTCTATAACTACGGGTCCTAATTATAGACCTCATGTTACCAAGAACAGGGTGCATAAGGGCAGAACGTCTGCTCCCAAAGACCTTACTCAAGTTAGATGTAAAAAAGTTAAATCAAAAAAATTCAAGAATTAGTATGTCAGTAGAAGAAAGCTTCTTTGAGAAGAAAATTATTAGAATGTGCCAGGGCTTTAGTTTTAGAGCCTTGGACAAGTGTGATCAGGATTATTTAATCTCAATGTTCAATCAAATAAAGAACACTGAGTCCTGTCCAAAGGGAGGAGGAAGCTTTAATAAATCCTATCCTAACGCAAGAAACTTTAGGTTTACACTTAAAGATCAAACAAGTGAGACTTCATGTTCTTATGGGTCTCACCTATTAAATCAAGTAAAGTATTTTTTAACCTGGGACTTTGGTCCTGAAGAAAATTAATTTTAAAATGGTAATTTCTAATTCTAAAAAACAACATTTATTGAGCATGTTAACTCGTTTAAGAGTAACCGGATTGCTCGTATCATGCTCTAAAGCTACTGGCTATAAGATGACAACTCTCAATGCGTATGGCAGAGAGAGTCATCCAACAAGTGATAGAGCTTACAAAAAGATTAAAGCATACTATAATCATACTTATAGTATCAACGAACCTGTTAAGGAGCAAGTAGAAGAGAAGGTAATTGTACCTACTGCTAAACTAAAAGCTCCTGAACCTGTAGCAAGTGAGTCTTTAATAGACAAACTCATTGCTCGTGCAAAATCTGTCGTCGTTAAAGGCGACTCTGCAGTCTTCTATCTTACTGATGAAGACTGATCTAATCTATAATTTAACTTATTTTAAGTTATGAATCCTTTATTTGTAAATGCCTTAGACTCAGGCAAAGTAGTCGTTCGTCGTTGGTGGTATAATCAACACTCTGAAAAAGATCAGGTAACTGTTCAGTTCTTCCAAAAAATCAAAGCTCCAAGTAGTGGTGATACTAAAAGTTTAGTAGCCAAGGCACAAGGATTAAGTGATGGACAAATAGTATCTGCTCTATTCAGTTTCTCTAGAGATGTAGCCGAGAGTTTTCTTGGCAGTACGGAAGGTAGTTTCGTTACTGGGGGGCAACCAATCTTTGCAGAAGATTTCTTTGGTGAAGAGGTTAACATTGAGGTTACGGAGAACTTTACTCCTAATCCTTATAGTAAATCTCATGAGCCAAAGATGAACCCAGGTACCGGTGAGATTATTACTATGTACAATCCTGAAACCCAACAAGAAGATCCAGTATATAGACATACTGAATTGATTGCTGGCCAAGCTGATCATGTATTTTTAGATATTAAAGCATCTAATAGTGTACATGCTAGTATTGGGAAGTTTAATTCTAATATAGATTTAAGCTCTATAGCAGGAAAGTAATTACATTGTAATCACTTCTTAGTACCTGTACGTTTAGCGGATTTACGTACACCTTTTTTCATTCCATTTCGGGCTCTATTAGTGGATCTATTTTCCATCTTAATAGTTCCCGATTTGGTATGAGAAGCATCTTTGTTGTCACCATTTCCATAGGTGCCAGCTTTATGGTTAGCTTTATTAGATTGTACTCTATTGCTAACCTTTTTCTTTTGGTATTCTTTATCGTATGCAAGCTTCTTAGCCTTAGCTTTAGGATTACTAGCGTAATACTTAGCAGACTTAGACTTGCCACTTGATTTACCAGCTAATGAATTTCTTGCCATAGGTACAAAGGTAAGAAATTTTTGCCCTCTTAGCTCAACTGGATAGAGCAACGCACTTCTAATGCGTAGGTTATAGGTTCGATTCCTATAGAGGGTACAATTCAATTAAGTTTAACTCCTAAAAAAATAAAAAATGGAGAGCACAATTCAAAAAGCAGTAAATGCTTTGTTTGATTCACAGTTAAGTACAGAGTATGTACTGGCTATTGCCAATGCCTTGAAAGAGGATAAAAAGTTTGAATTAGATATACCTGAGTCAACTCAGAAACTATCTGAAATCTTAGGCCTTAAGTTTAACCATTCAGCAGACAGGACTTTCGAGTCAATAGGTTATTCAGAGAATCAACTTTCTAAAGGTGGTCTTGCTGTAATGGATTTAATAGACAAAGATTTCTCTAAGAATTCAGAGGTAATAGAGTTCGTCTTGGATGCTGACTACCAGTACAAAAAAGAATTATTAACCATGATTATCTTAAAAGGTATTCAAGAAATTACACAGCAATGAGTAAACAGACAGTATTAGATCTTCTCGGAGTTACCATGGACCATAATAGAGATAACATGTTAGAGTCTTTTGGTATAGCACTAGATGATGAGAGTACAGAACAGTTGGCAAAGCTTATCAAAAAGGCTGATATGTATATGAGAGTAGCTCCTACTAAGTCTCAGGCATTAGAGGAAATAGTCAAAGGACAAGTATTCAATGAAGAAGATACTAGAGTTATTACTCTATTCTTCTTTATTGCAGGAGCTAAAAGCCTAATTCATATGGTTAGTAAGTAAATTAAATTCAAACCCAATTAAAAATTTTTAAAAATTCAATTATGAAAAGTACATCAGTATCAGCAGGAAAAAAAGTTTCAGCATCAGCAGCAATGATAGAAGAAGTTTTAGCAGAGACTTCTAAAATCTTAAAAGAAAGAGAAGAAGAGAAAGCTCATAGAGAAGCAGCTTCTGGAAAGGATATCAGCGGTTATATCAACATGGGAGGATATATGCTCAATGAGGGCATGTATAAAGTAATGGTGAGAAATGTAGAAGCTGGAACTAACACTTTGTTGTTGGGACCAACTGGTGCAGGAAAGACTGAACTCGTAGATGCAATCGCTAAGCATCTGGATTTGCCACTAACTATCATTGATATGGGTACTATGACAGACCCTATCGTATCATTGGTAGGTAGTCATACAATCAGTGTACAAGACGGGGTTACCCGATCTGAGTTCAAGCGTTCAAGATTCTCTGAGATCATCCAGAAACCAGGCATCGTTCTTTTGGATGAGCTGTCAAGAGCTTCTGCTCAAGCTAATAACTTGCTGTTTCCTGTATTGGATTTCCGTAAGGAGTTGGCTATGGAGTATGACTTTGAGGATAGCACTCCTGTAAAAGTACATCCTGAATGTGTGTTCGTTGCTACTGCTAACTTAGGTAGTGAGTACACAGGTGCATCTAAACTTGACCGAGCATTGGTAGATAGATTCATGCTTCTTCAAGTGAAAGAGTTGCCTTCAAATGTAGTATCATTTATCATGGCAAATCTTTTCCCAGAGATTGGAAAATCTGAATTGAAATCTATCATTGATACTTATGTTCAGATTAACACTGGATTTAAGTCATATGATAACCAAGCTTCATTCTCTTTGAGACACTTGAAGAATGTTTGTGAGCTGGTTCAAGATGGATTTACTCCTTACGATTCTTTCTACATGATCTATGATGGTTTAGCACCTGACGTAGAGAAAGTTCAATCTTCAATCTTTAACGCTATTAAAAAGTAAATTATGGCATTCTTCAAAACTACAAGCTCTTCTAAAAAGAAGACCGGAAGTTCTTGGAGTAGATGGGAATCCTCCTTCTTTGGAGGGTTTCTGCCTACTCTTTTGAATCACTCTTATGTTAAACTACCTAAGGAAATAATAACAAGTGTTGCTACATCAGCTGAATATGATAGAAGACTATTCAAAACGGACGTATACAAGCTGTTGAGTATGGTTATCTATTATTACTTTTCTCTTCATAGAGGAAATGTTAGGACATTTGTAGAAGAAGTTACCCGTTCTCCGGCTGATCTTCAGGAAACCATTAAGTCTAATGACTATATGTACTATTTTCAAAATGATATAGGAAGTTATACTCCAGAAGCCAGTAGTCATTTTGAAGTATTAGTTAAACACTTTAGGGATTTATTAGAGGAAGGAAAAATAAGTTCGATAATTGTAAAGCTAAATGATTCTTTTTTAGAGGACATGGTAGATCAAATTATAGGATCTAATCTTGAAATCAAATCACTAATTGAGCATTATAAAACTAGTATCCTAGCTGGAGAAATTCATTATGAGTTTCCTATTAACCCAGAAGAAGGTAAGAGTTACAGTGATCAGTTTTCTAGAGATTCAGAAGGTGATGAACAATTTATGAGAAACCTTAAACAGATTATTTCTTTTGATTCTCTTGGCAATTTATCTGAAGACTCTATTAAATTAGTTAAAGGAGGATATGGTTCTCAAGATGCTTGTGATCCAGATCTTTTAAAGAAGACTAAGTTTTTAATGCCTTCAAGTCCTTATCCAACTAAGGCGTATGAAAATATGTTTGGGGAAAACTATGAGGATTTAAGTAGACAAATATCTGCTCACCTTATAAAGACTTTGGATATTACTTTTGATCCTACATCAGACGTTATTAAATCTACTAGACAGGGTAAGATTGACTCTAACAAGTTAGTATGTGCTACCGCTGGAGATTTGAATGTCTACCAAAGGAAAGAAGAGAATCAAATAGTAAGACCTTTCAAAGTTGTAATGCTCGGAGATGAATCAGGTTCTATGTGTGATTCTGCTAGAATACAAGCTTTTATGATGGAAGCTTACTACAATGGTTTCTGTGAGATTATGAATCCAGATGACATCTTTGTTTATGGGCACTCAGGTGAGTATGATCCTGAGATATACATCTACAATGAGCCTGGAGTTACTGACTTTAAAGAAAGAATACAGTTAATGGATTCTAAGTGCGAGAACTATGACTCTCCTGTGATTGAAAAGATCCATGAAAGAGTTAGAGGTATGACTGATTCTCCTATACTTATGCTGTATTTTTCTGATGGTGCTCCTTCTGGTAATGGATATGGAGGAAATTCTGCTGAGAAAGAACTTAGAAGAGTATCTGAAAAGTGTAAGAGAGATGAGTTCTTAGTTGTTGGTGTAGGTTTTGCCGGTAGAGATCTTTCACAGCTGTATCATTTTCATGTAAATGTTAATGAAAGACAGTTAATGTGGGATTGGAAAGACTATGGTAAAATAGAACCTTCTGTTCTTAAGGCTACTGCTACTTATAACAAAGCAGTTAAGACTGTCTTCTGTTAACTTGTGGACTTGTAGGTATTGATGGTTTTCACTATCATTACCTACTTACAATACTGCTAGGCTAATCTAGTAGTTTTTAACTTTAATTTATTTTTAACCACCAGTTGGTTGGAAGTTCATTAAATTAATTTTGGGTAATACCCGGACTGATAACGATTGGTCCGGGTATTTTAATTTTAAAACAAACATTATGAAAAAGATTATTTTAATACTTTCGTTAGTAAGCCTCTGTCTAACTGGTTTTACTCAATCAGAGGAGTTCGTCCGTATTTATACAGAATGGAGAGTACTAGACGGAGAAACATTTGAAGTTGAGAAGTCTAATTTTGAAATTACTATCGTTACTTTCAACCCTGGAGGTAAGAATATGATAGAAATCAAAAGAGAGGGCTCAGACCCTTTTTACTTATTTCAAGTAGGAGATGTTGACGATGATACAGATGATAACGGTAAGGCTGTTCAGACTATCAAAGCTGTCAATGAAGAGGGTTTAGATGTTATGTTTAGCTTTTTTGAAGATGATAAAAAAGGAGTGTTACTGGTCTTCGAAGATTATGACGGAGTAAGACTGGTTAATTTCTGTAATTAAAACTTAATCCAATGGTTGAGAATTTAGAAGTAAAAATCTTTGCACTATCTAATTTATTGCAAGAATACTTAGATGAAACTGAAGGAGTAACTAAGTTTAAAAACAAAACAAGGTTCCATATCAGAGGACTTCAGGAACAACTAACTAAACTAAACACTGTTAAAATCGAACAAGATGAAGTTAGTTTACTTGTTAGTAAAGCAGTCAATGCTCTTGAAGAATCTTTAGATAAATAATAAGAGAGCAAGTAGTGAAGCTGTAATAGATGGTGGTGTTAAAATGACGAAAAAGGGTTAGGAGTAGTCAGAGCGCAAACAAACTATCTATCAGTAACCTTGAAAGACCCGAAGCTTGCTCTCTTTAATCTAATCAATTATGAAAATAGAATTACAACCATGGGAACACACCTGTGAAGATGGGTGCTGCTTCAGAACAGGGTACGATGTTTTCCTAAACGGAAATAAGATTGGTAGTACCGAAGGAGAAGATGCTAACGAGTTAGCAGACATTCTGAATGACTACTACAGCGAGACAAAAAGTCTAAGGGATCTTATTAAGATTGAGAAAGACTTGACCAGAATGTTTGACTCTGACACTAGAGTAGCCATGGCATTGCTTGAAACAATTAGAAATTTAAAATCATGAAACAACCATTTAGAGTAACCATTGAACACTATGACACAAAGGTCGTAGTAGAGAAAGATCGTTCTGATCTTGACATACACGAAGTTGCTGAACTTTTAGCTAAGGCTTTAATGGCGGTAGGTTATGCAGAGAAAACAGTTGAAGAAGTTATTAATGTAGAATTTTAACTATGGAAGAAATAAACTTTACAGAATCACAGCTACGTGCTGTTAACAGCTTGAAGAATCAGTACATACTAAAGGGTGTTTACATAGGGATTGCATTGACAGCTATATCAGCATTTGCTATTACACTAGCTGTAACATTAGTAGGAAAATACTCATACTTAATTTATGAACTATGATTAAATGGATTAAAAGATGGTGGAGTTCTGAAAATAAAATTAGTTATGTATACGTAATTTATTGGTTTGATTGGCGAGCAGAAAAAAGACGCATGTTAGCTTTTAGAGACAAAGAAGAAGCTATTGATTATATACATGAACTAAAAGATAGGGATGTAGAAAACTCTCACAAACTTTCAATAACAATCGACACAATAGAATTGATATGATAGACCCAATTATCCAAAGAGTCTTGGATAAATTCCAAGAACGTTCAGCAGAAGGAGTTAAAAAATATGGAACTACTTTGGCTGACAATCCGGAAGCACATGAAACTTACTGGCTTCGGCATTTACAAGAAGAACTTATGGATGCTGTTAACTATTTAGAAGCTAGAATTAAACAGATAGAAGATGGAAAAAAGAGTTGACTATACCTTTGAAGGTACCGAAGTAAATGTGACTATAGTCTATCAGCATTACAACAGAGAGACTGGAGATAGATTTAATCCTCCTTCCTATGGATATGCTGAAGTTGAGCAGATTCTACTCGGAGATGTAGACATAATGGATATACTTCATTATGATTATATCAATGAGGTAGAAAATTATCTTAAAGGATTAATATTAGAAGAGCGATGATATACTTTATTACTAACCAAGTAGAGCTGTTCGATAGTTATCCGGCCCATATCCAAAGGAGAACCCTAAATGAGATGATCACGGATATTAAAGATGTTGATATACTTGCAATAGATACTGAGACTGAAGGGTTTGACCCTTACACTAATAATCTTATTTATGTACAGATCGGAGACTCTATTAATCAATATGTAATTGATATATCTACGGTTAGTATAAAGTCTTTAAAGAATTTATTAGAGTCTAAGACTCTTATAATGCATAATGCAAAGTTTGATTTGAGATTCTTCTTTCATCAGGGCATTTATCCTACTAAAGTATTTGACACATTCCTAGCAGAGACTGTCCTTACTACTGGTATGATAAAGCCTCCAGGTTATAGAGGTCTTGATGGATGTCTACGAAGATACCAAAAAGTTCAATTACAAAAAGAAGTCCGAGGACTTATACACCGAGAAAGATACTCGACAAGAGTTCTAGAGTATTCAGCAGCAGATGTAGAACACCTACATAACTTAATGGATAGTCAACTGTTAGCTCTTGATAACAATGATCTTTTAAAGTGTATAAGCCTTGAGAACAAGTTCGTTGTAGTTCTAGCTTATATTGAGTACTGTGGAATCTATCTTGACACTCTTAAGTGGAAACAAAAGATGGAAGAAGATCTTAACAAACTTTCTCTACTTATCAGAGAGATGGAAGACTGGGTAAAGAATAATTTACCTGGATCTTCCTTTATCAACACTCAGTTAAGTCTATTTGATGACTCTCCTGGATGTCTAATTAACTGGAACTCAAGCAGTCAAGTTATTAAATTGTTCCAAGAGATTGGGATAAATACTTATGATGCTAAAGAGGATAAGCATACTGTAGATATCAAGATACTGTATAATCAGATAGATAAATTTGAGTTTCTCAAGATCTATATAGAGTACAGTAAGGTATTTAAACTTGTAAGTTCTTTTGGTGAATCTATTCTAAAGGCTGTTAATCCAGTTACTCGTAGAATTCATACCAGCTTTAGACAGATTAAGGATACCGGTAGGTTATCATGTGGGGATAAGAAAAGGAATGCTCCTAATCTTCAGCAGATACCATCAGACGATAGACATAGATCTTGTTTCGTAGCAGAGCCTTCCAATAGTATTATTGTATGTGACTATGCTTCTCAAGAGTCTAGAATCTTAGCTGATTTGTCTAAGGACCCTGACCTTGTGAAGTTTTATCTCGAAGGAGGTGCTGATCTTCACTCGTATGCTGCTAAGGTAGTTTACAAAGAGTTGACTGAAGTACCTTTGGATGATATAAAGGTTCACCATAAGGACAAGCGTCAGATAATGAAGGGCTTTAACTTTGCACTAGCCTATGGTGGTACTGGTGAGACAGTTAGTAGGAACCTAAACATTCCTATTGATATAGCTAAGCAGGCTGAGATAGATTACTTCAAAGCTTTTAGTGGTCTCAAGAGTTATTTTGAGATAGCTAAGAAAAAGCCTGTGAAAAATGGCTATGTTTTAATTGATAAAGTTAGTGGTAGAAAGTCTTTCATAGACTTTTATCCTGAATACCAACGGTTAGAAACTATTATTAATAAGCATGGATTCTGGGAAGAATATCGTTTCCATAAGAACGGTGACACTCAAGAGTTTGCTAATTACTATAAGCCTACTGTAAGAGAGTACTTCAAGCTTAGAGGTATCATGGAACGCAAAGGTCTTAACTATGTTATCCAAGGTACTGCAGCTTCTCAGACTAAGTATGCTGGTATTAAACTATTCAAGTGGATCATGGAAAATAATTACTTCGGTGTAATTAAGATAGTTAATCTAGTCCATGATGAGATAGTAGTAGAATGCCCAAGTGAAATGGAAGACGAAGTAGCTAAACAAGTTCAGACAGCTATGGAGGAAGGTGCAAATGCGTTTATGGAAATCATTCCTATGTACGCAGAGCCAGAAGTATCTAATCATTGGAAAAAATAATCATATGAATCCTATAATATTTCCAGGCTTACCGAGAGGTAAACAGCTTATCTATGTTGCAACTCATCCTATGAGTAGAGGTAAGATAAGCACAAGAAGATTGAAAGAAATAGTATGTGGTTACTTTTCTATGGATTTTGACTATGCTTTTTCTAAAACTCGGAAGAGAGAATGTGTAAGAACTCGTCAATGGTATGCTTTCTTTGCTAGAAAGTATCTAAAGATGACTTACGATCAGATAGGTATGACTCTAGGAGGATTAGACCATGCTACTATTTTACATGCAGAAAAAGTAATTAAAAATGAAATCGAAAGGTATAAAGAATCAGAAGATGACTACAAGAAAATTAACAGGATAATACTAAGAGAATGACAAGAGATCAAAGACAGAAACAAAGTTTAAATGCGTGGGCTGTACAAGGTTATCAAGGCTGTCTCCAAGCTGTAACAGGTTTTGGTAAGACCAGGGTAACCATTATGGCTATTAAAGGGCTGACTAAAAAGAATCTAATAAAGACTACCATAGTAACTGTACCTACTATTACACTTAAAGAACAGTGGGAACAAGAGATTAATACATTCAAGCTTAAAGGAGTAGAAGTATTTGTAAACAACACAGCTGCTATGAGAGCCTCGGAATTATCCGCAGACTTATTAGTATGTGATGAAGTTCATACAATACCTACTGATACAAGAGGAATTATATTAGACATACCTCATAAATACTTTCTAGGATTGAGTGCTACCATCAAAAGATCTGATGGAAAGCATGAAGAGATACTAGACAGGTATCCGGTATTCGATGTAGTTACTTTTGAAGAGTGCTTAGAGAATGGATGGATTAGTCCTTATACTGTGTACAATATCCCAGTAGATCTATCGGATGAAGATAGAAAGTTGTATGACAAAGCTGATAGAAGCTTTAGGTATGCTGCCTCTCAGATAGGTGGTTACGGGCCTGATACGCTTAGATTAGCTCAGACCTGGATCAAGAGTCCAGACAAGAAAGAACAGGGCTTAGCAGCCATGTATTACAATGCTCTGAGAAGGAGAAAAGATATCTGCATTAACAACCAAAATAAGGTAGAAATTGTAGAAAAAGTTGTATCTTTATTCTCCGACCGATACGGTATAATCTTCTCACAATCAGTAGATTTCGCTGATTCTATCAGGGAATCTATAGGAGAAACAGCAGTAACCTTTCATAGTAAATTAACTAAGAAAACTCAAAGAGAAATCCTAAATGACTTTACAGAAAAACAATCAGGAATTAAGACTATATCCACTGTTCAAGCATTGGATGCAGGGTTTGATTTTCCGGAGTTATCGCTCGCTGTTGTTGCTGCCGGCTACAGTAGTCAGCTTACTAACATACAGCGTATCGGAAGGACTGTCCGTGCTCAAGAAGATAAGGAAGCGATAATCATTAATCTGTACAGTAGAGATACTCAAGAGGAACGTTGGTTACAGAATAGACAGAAAGGTACTACTCCAATCTATTTGAATAGTATTCACGATTTAATTTCTATTTATGAAGTATCCAGTAGAGTTCAGGCACCCGTCGGGGATTAGCCCTGATGAACAAGTTTTCCTCTCTCTTCTTAAGGACAAAAAGATTGAAATAGCTCAGTCTGCTTTAGACAATGCTGAATTGAAGGTTGATCTAGATTTTTTAAAAGAAAAAGGTTTTATCCTAAACAATCCTCCGTTTGTTAAAGATATAATACTTAGCAAGAAGAATCCAGATAATGTTAATGATGTTGAGGAATGGATAGAAGACTATAGACTTTTGTTTAAAGGCAAGAAGATGGGAGCTATGGGCTCTAAGTCAGCTTGTATTTTTAAGATGAAGAAGTTCTTGGTCGAGTATCCTGAATATGCTAATGTACAGTTGATCATGGATGCAGCTAGAAGATATATCAATAGCGAGAAAAAGAATGGCTATGTGTATCTACAACGTGCTGATTATATTATTAGTAAAAAAGACCATGATTCAGTAAACTCAAGGCTTGCTATCTTTTGTGAAGAAGTAAATTCTTTAGAAGATGCAGTCCAAAAGTTTAATGAAGCTGGTCGTCAAACAATCTAAAACAAAACAACTATGGGATGGATGAAAGAAGTCTGGCGATTAATGCGAGACGAAGAACTCAGCTATGATGAAGCTATAGATATTGTAGCTAACGAAAGAAGAGAAAGAGAAATACAACAACAAGAGTATGAGCGAAGAGCTAACTACGCTGAAGAGTAGATTCTGGGCTGAAGTAGCAAGAGGACATCAGGGATTAAATGAAGGTTTACCTATGGGTTTTAACCGACTAACTAAAGTAATTTGTAATGTTCAACGAGGACGTTATGATCTTTGGGGAGGAGGTACCGGTACTGGTAAATCTTCAGCTGTCCTTGATGCCTATGTTATTAATCCTATTGAGTATCTCCTTGCAAATCCTGAGTGTACCAGCACTATTAAAATCAAGTATTACAACTTAGAGATGGCTACTATGCCGCTGATGGCTAAGCTTATGGCTAGGCGAGTTTATGAGCAATCAGGCGGTAGAATACTGCTAAGTGTAAACAAGATTTTTGGTAGAGGTAAGTACAGGATGACTAAGGAAGAGGATGCTTACTTAGGAGAAGCTCAAGATTACTTTGACATGTTAACTCAGTATGTAGAATTTGTTGATGGGTCTGTAAGTCCTTTGTTTGTTTACAAAGATTTGCTGGCTTTGGCAAATGAAAGAGGTACAATAACCAAGTATGAGAATGGTCACTGGGACTACGAACCTCATAATCCTAATGAGATTGTAGTTGTGGTCATTGATCATGTTGGTTTGATTACTCCTAACAAAGACCACATGGGTAGTAAGAAGAAAGCTATTGATGACTTATCAGAAATGCTGATTAAGTTTAGAAATAGATGCGGATTCTCCCCTGTTGTTGTAAGCCAATTCAATCGTTCTATAGAGGCTATGGATAGAAAGTCTAACTCTCATCCGGATCCTCAACTATCTGACTTCAAAGATACCGGTAACCCAGCTCAGGATGCTGATACTGTTATTGCTTTGTTTAATCCAATTCGTCATAGGTTATCTGACCACAATGGCTATGATATGAATACTTATGGTAGCTTCTATAGAGGTTTATCTGTTCTCAAGAATCGAGACGGTATAGACAATGTAGATATTGCCTTAGGTTTTATAGGTGCCATAGGTAAGATAAGAGAGTTGCCTACCATTGATGAATTAAAAGATGATCCTGCAAAGGTTCAAAAAGTACTAAACTATTTTAATGTAAGTTAAATGGCTACACTAGTGTACATTGTGGGTAGATCTGGTTCTGGGAAATCTACCTCTATCTGTCCTATTGACCAAGTTGGGATCAAAGGACTTAACCCAGAGACAACTATTGTTGTAAACACTGACCAGAAGCCTTTGCCGGCTCCTAACTTCTCTAAGCTATATAATGCTGAGAAGGGTAACTATTACAAGACCAATGATACTATTGAGATCATTGAGAATATTCTTAAGCCTGCCCATAAAGATGGGAAGACTAAGGCTATTGTGATAGATACTTGGTCTAGACTTCAGACTGATGCTATCATGTCTGCTAAGTTTAGAAAGAGATCCGGCTTTGATAAGTGGTCAGAATTTTCAGGTGCTCAATATGACCTCATCAACATCATTAATGATAAGATGAGAGAAGATATTGTAGTATACCTAATTGCTCACCCAGAAACTATCTATGATGAGGATGGATTTCCTCAAGAGAGAATAGCTACCCAGGGTCAGCAGTTAAAGAAGTTTGTTCCAGAATCATTCAGCTCAATAGTATTATATGCTGAGCCTTCTAAGGTTGCGGGACAAGGATTAGTATATGGGTTTAGAACAGTAAACTCAGGTGCAGATACTTGTAAGACTCCTATTGGACTATTTGAACAGGAATTTATTACCAATGACTTAGGTCAGGTAGACGATTCAATTCGTAATTATTATCAAATCTAAATAAATACACAGATGGAATTTACATTTGGAATCCCTTCTCAAAGAGGGAAAGCAGCTGCAAGTGCTGCTAATTTGTACCCATATGGTGCAGCAATTATTGTTGTTAAAAACAACGGACCTAGAACTTCTAAAGAGATTGTTCTTAACCAGGATATGTGCGACAACCTGGGCTTAGAAGATGGCGGTCAAATAGCCTTTGATTTTACTAAGGAGTCACCTGTTGTAGTAAATGCTACAGGAATGGAGTTACCAAAAGGTCAAGGCTACATTGTAAAAGCTAAGAAGGATTATCAAGGTCTTACTTTCAAAGACAGTAAACTTTGGGGATACTTTGTTAAGACTTACAATCTTGACGAAACTGCTGACAATAGCTTTGAAGCAGGAGCAGCAGTAAGCCATGATCCAGTAGCTTTTATGTTTGATCTTGCTACAATCTCTCAAGCAGATGAGGAAGTCATTACAATGACAACTACTGTTGAGTATGAGAATGAGCCAATGCCTATAAATGTTGGCTACATCTCAGACGATACTGAAACAAGTACTTTTAATTAATAACCTTTTATAAAATTTAAGCAATGAAGACATTCGATTTGAATGATAGCACCTATGATGGTGGTGGAAACGTTAACATTTTTAACGGTGGAGAAGCAGGTAGAGCTGATAACTGCACAGTAACTTTGGAAAGAACTAAACAGGAGGATAAAGAGAATCCTAACTCTCCTGATTACAAGCTTATCTTCAAAGATCAATCTGGAGCAGAAGCTAACTTAGGTTTTTGGTATCCAAAAGAAAATGACACTGATGAGAATATCATTAGATTTTTGAAGAAACTTAAGCACATTGCTCATGTTTTCTGCGGGGCCGATGCTCAGCTCCCTAAAGGTAATCCAAAAGCTATCCTCGATGGAGTAATGAAAATGTGTAAAGACACAGGAATGCAACTCCCTGTTAGAGTATTTGTAAACTACGGTACTAATGGATATGAAAAGAAATACTTAACTGTTAGAAGTTTCGTACCTTTTATTGAGTCCATGGCTGTACCTGTAGAAGAGACAAGACTAAAGGCTACTAGCATTGAGAACATGACTAGACCAGAGGCCGAAGAAACTTCAGGATCAGTAGCAAGTACTACTTCTGGAGACGATGACTGGGACTAAGTCTTAAGTTATTGGTTATTGTTAGCAAAGATAGGGGGTGTAAAAGCCCCCTATTATTTCTATTTTTATAGCTATGGTTTATGATTTAAACGATTCAGATTTTGATCCTAGCGTATTTAAAGACGACATTCTAAAAGTTGCATCTGAATATGATATTCTTAGATACTATTTCCCTGACCTAACTTTTTACAAAGCTAATCACTCACCGTTCAGAGGTGATTCAGTACCGTCCTTTGGTATTACTAATCAACATGGCTTTCTCTATTGGAGAGATTTTGCTACTGGTGAGTATGGTAATATATGGACTCTGGTTGCTAAGAAGTTTAACACAGATTTTTCAGGAGCCTTGGCTATAATAGCTAAGGACTTTGGTATCAGAGATGGAGCTGACTTTAAAAAGATAGCTGCATCTATTAAGAAGATTTCTGTTCCGGAAAAGAAGACTGTCGAGCTAGGCATAAGATCGAGGCCATGGAAAACAAGAGATAAAGAATTTTGGAGCCAGTTTGGTATAACTAAAGAAGTTTTAGAAGAATACTTGGTTTCTCCAATAGACTATATGTTTTTCAATGGTCACCCTGTTAAAGCAGATAAGCTAGCATATGCTTATCGAGAACTAAAAGATGAAGTACTTACGTTTAAAATCTATCAACCCTATTCAGAAGACAGAAAATGGATTAGTAATAACAACCTCTCAGTATGGGAAGGTTGGTCTCAGCTACCTGAGACTGGTGAAATACTTATTATCACCTCATCCAGAAAAGATTTGATGACTATTAAAGCACTGACAGGTATTCCTTCAGTGAGTCTTCAAGCCGAAAGTATGACTCCTAAGAGACATGTTGTCGAAGAATTAAAGGATAGATTTAGTCATGTGTATGTACTTTATGACAATGATTATTCTAACCCTAATAATCCCGGTAGAACTTTAGGTAATAAGTTGGCTACTACATTTGATTTAGATCAAATAGAAATAGCTGAAGTGTATGAGTCTAAAGATCCTAGTGATTTGTGTAAGAACAAAGGACCTAAGATATGTAGAGAAGTTCTACTGGATTTATTAATTCCTCCTTTTTAATTATGAAATTAGAAACATTATCATCTTCAGTAGAAATAAGCACTACTATGAAGATGGATTCAATTAAAGCAGAACTTGCTGGGGACAAGCTCCATAAGATGTGGGACTTATTACAGTCCCCTTATAGAGATCCTATATCCTCTTTGATTAGAGAGTATGTAAGTAACTGCTTTGACTCCCACATAGAAGCTGGTGTAAGTACTCCTGTTTATGTTGCTATGGATGAAGATCAATCAGGGACCTTCTGGTTATGTGAAGACTTCGGTGTTGGTATTAGTCCAGAGAGAGCTAAAAATATTTTTATGAAATATCTAAGCTCTACTAAGGAAGAGACCAATGAACAGATAGGTGCCTTTGGTATGGGATCTAAATCAGGTCTTGGTTATACAGATGTAGTACATATACGCACCAGATTTGATGGAACAGAATACCAGTATATGCTGCATAAAACATCTGATGCTCCAACTTTATCCTTAGTATCTACTAGTGAGACTGATAAAAGAAATGGCACTCAGATTAAAATTTATCTTAAAGATAGTTATGATGAGAAAAATAGTTTTAAAGCAAAAACTCAGGTTCAATTAGCTTACTTTGATAACATTGTTTATGGTAAGCAGCTGGATCACTTGAACAAAGATTTTATTATCTATGATCAAGATACCTTTGTTTATAATCCTAACTCTCAGAGAAACCAGGCTCACATTCTTATAGGTAATGTAGTATATCCTATAAACTGGGAAACTGTAGGGGAGTCTAGACTAAAAGATATTCCTATAGGTTTAAAGTTTTCTATTGGAGAACTGCCTGTGATCTTTACTAGGGAAGATATTAGATACTCTGATGCAGCATTAAAGCTTATTAAAGATAGAATGTTAGAGGCTGAGTTAGAGATTGCTAATTTAGTATTTCCAGAAGAGCTAAAGTATACTGATTTTTTAGAGTATGTAAAAGCTCTAAGAGGTAATATAGAATATGTTTTTAGTGAAGACCATGTACTAAGTTTACCTGGCTTTAAGGCTGACAGCAGAATAGTGTATACTCCTAATCCTCACTTCTCTACTAAGTTTATAGAGTGTTTGAAGAGTAAATATAGCAGTGTAATATCATCATTATATAGTTCTGGTTATCCTATTTATAGAGTGATTAAGGGTGGTAAAAATTACGCTACTAGTTATACCCAGTATATAGATCCTCTTAAAAAT